TCATTTTGAAAAATATAATTTTATTTCATCCTCCTGGTCACTTTGGGGCACGTCTGGGGCACGGGCATTAAGGACATTATTCAACATGGCAACCTGAGTCACGCTGCACTCAGGCATCCATGCACCATAAACATTGTAGACCATGCTGGCGCTGGAGTGCCCCATCTGTGATGCAATAAATGTCGGGTTTGCTCCGGCAGATAAAGCCCAGCACGCATAGGTATGGCGTGACTGATACGCTTTACGGGATCGGATACCCGCTCTTTTTATTGCTGAATCCCATGTCGCTCCGATGGAGCTTACCGCGTAGTTAATACCCGCCTTGTGATTCTTGCGAACGATTTGCGGACAGAAAACAAAAGTGCACTCGTGCAAAATTGTTCTTCCGTACTCGCGTAATTGAACAGTGATCTGATGCTGCCTGCTAAGACGAGTAAGCATCGCCTGGTTTTTAAGTGCTTCAATTGCTGGTGCCAGAAGATGTATAACCCGGTTAGTGCCTGCGTCGGTCTTTGGTAGCGTAAAATCACCTATTTTTGTAAAATTTCGTCGCACTGTTATCGTGCCAGCTTTCAGGTCGATATCCTCCCATGCAAGTGCGGCAATTTCACCGTGTCGCATCCCTGTAAAAACAGCCACTGTCCAGAGGTTTTTGGTCTGTTGATGATGGCAGGCATCAATGAGACGGCTAAACTCATCTCTGGTCAGTGGATCCGGCACTGGTTTTGATTTCCTCAGCGGTGTTATTGAATTAAAGGGGTTTTTCTCCAGATACCCGTTTTCGGCGGCAAAGCTGAACATTCCGGCTGTTGTTGTCATGTAATAGTTCACTGTGGGTACGGTTCTTCCTTTTCGGGACGTGCTGGTTTTCCTGCTTCCCTTTTCCCCGGTCAGTAAATCTTTCCTGATAAACAGCAGATCTTCTTTTGTAATCGATGACGCCAGCCTGCCAGGACCAAGCCTCGGTAGCATATTTTTCATCACTGATTGATAACGATTTAAGGCGTTACTACTGATTTCCATTACTTTCAGAGTAAGCCATTTCTGTGCCAGTTCACCGACGGTGATATCTTTTTTTACCAGGCCAAATAGCTTCAGGTTAGGTGAGTCAGGGAATCGATCGGCATAATCAAACGTTCCTGTTCTGATTGCAAAGCAGACCGAAGCCCTTAACTCACCAGCGATCTTTCTGTTTTTCGGTGTATCGGGCACGCGAAGATTTTCGCGCACTCGTTTACCCCTGTACTTAAACGTTATTCGGAGTTTTCCTCCGTGATTTTCAACGCCGGCTGGATAGGCTGAATTCGCCATTGTTCCTCCTGCGTCCAAGAGCACGCTCAGGTTATACTCTTATGGACAAGAATTAAACATCCTGAGATGGTAAGGGTTGGTTTTTGATCCAAGTGTTGATGGTAGGAAGATGATAGAGACATTCGCTGTTTTTCTTTGGCGTTCCGTCGGGGGCGATTTGTTTATATTCTCTGCCGTTCATCCACGCACTGTCCCTGGCGCGTAATATTGTTCCTTTTCTCAGGCCTGTTACAGCCATTAAAAGCTCCAGTGTTACCCATTCATTCGCATTTATCTGTACAACAGGTGTGATGACTGGCTGAATGCCATGGTTATGTTGGTTTACTAACTCGCGCATAAGTTGCCTCTGCATGTGTAAGAAAAAACCGCCCGAAGGCGGTTGTCAGTTGATTGATGTACGGCGCATTTTTCGAAGGCTGGCAATATGCTTTTCCTTCTCAATTTCCGCTTTAATCATATGCAGTTCGTTGTGCTCGATTCGCTCAAATTCTTCATTAAATGCACCAATTGAAGTGGCTCTGGTTCTGCCGTCGAGCCTTCGGTAGATCACCTGAGTCAGAGTTACCTTGCATATTTCTACCGGATAGTTGTTGGCATCAACGAAAGACTGCCCGCGCTGGATCAGGACGAACACTGGTTGTATTCCTTGAGTGCCATATCATAAACACGGCATGCCGAGAGGTGTGTTGTAGTCAACGTCGTTCGTATCCTGAAAAGTCCATGTGTTGTGACGGTAACTTCCGGGGCTTTGAGTTTCACTGCATCAACGATATGCTGATGTTTGCGGCTTTCGAATATAGAGCTGGAGATAACCACACTTGCTGTTAAACCGTAACTTTCAAATGTGATTTTCATGTCATTATCCTCGCAGTTAGCCGGGCAACAAAAATAAATAATGTTGTTCCTGCGAATAACAGGATACCGCCCGTCATTAGAGAAAGGAAAAACAATATTAATGTACGCGGGTTGTTTCTCAAAATATTCTCTCTGTGATTCGCTCACTCTGACAATTCGTTGATCAAGTCACGGTATTTATTCAGTTCTTGCAGCGCCTTACATGCACCCTCCCATCGTTTCTGTTTCCGCCCGGCGCGACGCGCTTCTTTCCGTGATTTACGTAGCAGGTCACCTATAATGTTGTGCTGCACTGGCTGCACTGGCTGCACTGAGGCGATATTTGGTTTTTTGTCCACTTCCCTTGCAACTGCCTGCCAGATGTCATTTTTTACAGTTACTACCCCCTGGTTTTTTAACTTCCATAGAGTGTCAATAACGTCATTCAAATCAATATTGAGACCTTTAGAAATACTTTCGGCTGATGCTTTTCCTAATTTGTTCAATTCTGTGAGCACTGCGTTCATTTTTTTCTCCTGATATTTTAATGTCGGTGGGGCTGTTATACGGTTGGTGAGGTGTCAGCTTCTTCTACCAGCTTTTCCAGTTCATCCAGCTTGCGGGAAAGAATTTCACCAAACAGATGAAGTTCTGCATCTGCTGTAATCGGGATTGGAACAAATCGTATTCCACTTCTGGCAAGTTGCAGGTTAGCCACGGTTAACCTCCTGCGGCGGTTCCGGTAGCGGCATCCAGTGTGTGGCCTGTTCAATACCATTACCATCAATACCATTACCAGGCGCAACCGTTATCTGCCCACGCCGAAAGGTGCTTCCTGTATAGCGTGCGGAGCATATTAGCGGTTCAACCAGAGATCTATCGAAATTCACCGAAATAAGCACATTCTGGTTCTTTTCAGGCATTCGCTCACTACAGCTTATCCAACCATCCGGAGTTACCGTAGAGTTGCCCGATAGTGCATTCTGCTCCAGTGATGCTTTTACAAACCACGCTGCCTGAACTATAACGCCATGAATCCAGCGCAAATCAGCATCGCGATCTTTCTTTTTCATCTTTTCGCCACTTAAGGCCTTGCTTATGTGGCTGCGTACCAGGTCTTCATGTAATTCCTTCGCCTCCTCAATGGTGAAACCACCAGGCAGAAGAGCCGGAGTTACCGGAGAGCTGGTTGACGCTTCCGGGATTTTCCGAAAATTATTGGTTGACGAATCTTTATTTTCCCGAAAGTTTCCGGACTGAAGCATGGCTTCGCGGCAATCGTTCCAGCCTGTAGCGTATGCAGCCGCTTTGCTGCTGCCTTCAACTGGCGCATCCTGCCAATACATTTCTTCCGGCACTATCGGCGCTGGAGGGGCGGCAAATAGATATCCGCCAAAGTCAGGAAGCTCTCTAATGGCCTGTACGAATTTTTGTTTGCCTACGTCAACCCCTAATGGGTAATGAGCTATAATCTTTGCCACCGGCTCTGCTTCCAGCGATGCCAGCGCAATCCGTGCCAGCTCTTCCGCTTCTTCTGCTGGAAGCACAACGTTGCTACCCGGTCCGTATGTTTCGCGCCAATGCTGGATTGTCAGCAGTCGCTCTTTGGTAATAGTGATCAT